GGCGCACACCCAGCACCCGCGGGGGAAGAGGTTCCCCCCGTCGACGGCGGGCCGCTCGCCGGCGTCGACAGCCGTCTCGGTCGTGAGCGCCATACGGCACCAGGCGCAGTCAGCGCCGCGGCGCTGCCGGTCAGACAGCTGGGAGAGCGCGGGCAGCGGGAGCTGGAGAACACCGTCTGTCCGTACGGCGGGCGGGTGGATAGTCTCTGGCACGTCGACGCTCCTTTGTCAGCGTGGGCCACGCCCCCGGACCGGTCGCACGGTCGCGGGGGTAGTTCCTTCACTGCGGAGCGTAGCCCTAGTGAGCCTAGCTAGCTAGGCGAAACAGGCGAACTCGTCTCGCTCGGTATGATCCGCCCGCCTAGCGTCCCGATCATGGAATGGCAGCCAGACGTACCGCGATGGCGACAGGTGTACGCCATCTACGAGGAGCGCATCACCGACGGCACGTACCCGCCCGGCACCCAGCTCCCCGGCGTCCTCGCCATCCAGGCCGAGTTCGGCATCGCGCAGATGACCGCCCGCCGCGTCCTCACCGAGCTGCGCGCCGCCGGCCTCGCGCAGATGCAGCCGGGCGTGGGCACCTTCGTCACCACCCTGCCGCAGAAGTAGCACCGGCTCACACTCCAGTTCGATCGCGGTGCTCGCGCTGAGCCTTCAACAGCAGGCGGACGCGCTGCGCCATCACCCCCGCGATCACCACCGCGATCGCCGTGCGCGCCCACCGCAGCGCCTGCGCGAAACTGCCGTCCGGCCACAAGGTCATCAGCACGGTGTAGACGAACAGCGCGCCGAGCGCGGCGGCGAGCGCCATCAAATTGCGGCCCACCTCCGACCGCCGCCACGTCGTACGCAGGTGATAGACGACAACGAACACCACGCACACCACCGCCACCAGCAGCGACGCCGCAACGTTCGCCCACTGGTCGGCACTCAGATCTCTCACCTTGCTGCCCCTCTGAACAACGCCTCGATGCGCTCGGCGAGGTGGTTCTCCTCCCGGGCCCGGCGGATGCTCGCCACCACCGCAGTCACCATGGGCTGACGGGCTTCGGCTTCCTGCCGTGCCTCCCGTGCCCGCTCCAGTGCCGCCTCGGAAGGGCGCTGCTCGGTGTCGTCACATCCGAGTACGCGTCGCCTGATCCACGCTCGCACCGCCGTTCACCTCCTCTACAGCCTGCCCTGGCTGGGGCAAGGCGGTGAGGATGTGCCCGCCGATCTTCGCCATCTCGAGCAGCTCCCCCGTCTGTTCGTGCTCTACCCGGCGGGCCGCCTCGGACTCGAGGTATGCCTGCCGCCAGTTGTCCCGGTCGGCGATCGTGTCCTCGAGGATGCGGCGGGGAACGAGGCGGCCCGTCAGGATCATGAGGACGACGAGGACAAGGAGCGCGGTGGCGCCGCCCTCCACCGGGTTGATGCCGAAGATCTCGTTCACCGCCGCGCCCTCTCCTGTGGTGCTCTTCGCAATGGTCAGACGCCCGGCGCCGTGCTGGCGCTGTTGCGCTGACCGATCACCTTCGCGACGAGGCCCTTCAGCAGCGAGCCGACCGCCGCTATCCCGGCCACGCCCACCGTCTCCCAGAACGACGCGGAGAACATGTCACCGGGCCCGGCCGCCAGCGCCACACCGCCGGCGGCGACGAGGAACGTCCACACGATCCGCTCGACGAGGTCTCTCGCGTAGGTGCCGCCGGTCTTCACGACGGTCTCGACGTCCGCGCGGCTGGGGAAGTTGGGGGTGGGGTTCGTCATGGCTGTCTTCTCTCCTGAGGGGTTGGGCAGCGGGCCGGGTGGCTCAGCTGCTGGGGGTGCCGGTGACGTCGACCGTGACCTTCACGACCGCGTCCCGGATCTCCTCGCGGACCGCGGCGACCACCGCGTCCGTGTCCACGTTGGAGCCGACGAGGGCGGCCAGCCGGGAGATGGCCGCGGTCTGCGCGACCTCGGTCGCCTGCATCGCGCGGACGCGGGTCTGCACGTCGCGGAGGATGGACTGGGGCTGCCACGTCGGGTTGGTCTTGCGGTCGGCCGCGTCCGTCGGTGCGGCGAGCGCGTCCGTCTTCCACACCGCGTCGAAGATGTCGCGCTTCGTCATGCCTGCCATGGGGTCTTCCTCCTGCTCAGGGTTCCAATCGGGGCCGTGCTCCAGCCGCTCAGCGACGTCGGCACGGAACTGCGTCGGCGTGAAGTCGAACCGGCCGCGCGGGCCGTAGCCCTCCACTGGACCGCGCGGGTCGACCTTCCCCTCCACGCTCGTCTCCTTGTGGCAGCCAGCCGACTCGGCCGTCCAGCCGTGGTGCCGGCACACGGCCGCGTTGATCCGCACCCACGCGTCGTACTGGGCGCGCGGGTACACGTCCTTGCCGTCGCCGAGGTTCTCCGCCTCCAGGCCGTACGCGACGTCGTTCCCGTCGACCGTGCCCGACGCGCGGGACGGCGCCGGGTGCGTGGTCTTCTCGTCGCGGAACGAGGCGTACGCGTTGGTCGCCATCGGCCCGGCGTGGTTCGCGCGGCCCGCGCTGCACATCGTGGCCACACCCGACCGGGCGAGGTAGACGTGAGCGAGCGGCGCCGGCAGACCCGGGACACCGTTCTTCGCGACGACGTCCTTAGCGTTCCGCCCCGCGGTGTGGTGGTTGAGGAACATCCGCACCGGGCCGAAGACTTTGCCGGTGGCGGCGTCGCGCTCGCGGGTGCGCCAGCCCGGGTACTCCTCGACGCGGACGCCTTCGGCGCGGAGGATCTTCAGCCACAGGTCGGGGGTGAGTGGTGTGGTGGACATGAGGTGTGCCTTTCAGAGGAGTCGGGCGTAGCGGGGTGCTCCGCCGATGGCGCCGCCGGAGCCGAACTTGCCGCCCGTCGTGGCGCCCGTCGTGCGCCGGACCTGGATCTGCACCTTCAGGTCCGGCAGTTGCCGGTACGGGGTGAGGTCGATCGTCAGCGTCGGCAGGACGTAGCCGAACGTTGCGGGCACGGTGCCGCTCCCGGCCGTCGTGGTGTCCGCCAGCTGCACCCGCCACTCGCCGCCGGTGTTCGTGGTGCCGACGACGTCCCCGATGAACACCAGGCCCATCGCCAGCGTCGCCGTGCGCGGGCTGAGGACGGTCTCCCACAGGGTGGTGAAGCTCGTGTTGTCCTCGTAGACGAACGTGCGCAGCGACGTCGGGTAGAACGGGGCCTCGTCCCGCTCCCGGCCCGACCGCTGCAACGCGGCGACGGTCTCCTCCAGCTCGGCGAGCCGCTGCAACACGTCCGGCGTCCTGTACACCCTGGGCACGTCACACCCCCACGCACGTGAGGCGGACCCGCTCGGGCCCGTTCGTCGAGGTGTTCTCGATGCTGACGATGCGGAGGACGCCCTCGCGGCCGCGCGGCGAGTCCGGCTCGGGGTCGATGACGAACAGCGCCTCGTCCCCCACCTGATAGCTACCGAAGGCGGGGTCGACGTCGGCGGCCACCTCGAAAGTCGGCTGCACGTCGCTCTTGGATCGGGCCTCCAGATCGGCGTTCGCCAGCGCCTGCACCTGCGCCTCGTCCACCACCCCGTCGTAGGTGGCCACCCCCTCGAGGAGCGGCCACCCCGACGCGATCAGATCGTCCGCGCTGGCCGTCTTCACGATGCGGGCCTCCCCACGGCCGGCCCCGAGCCCGGACATCTCCGTCACCAGCGATGTGCCGTCCTCCGGCCAGTCGTAGTCAATGATCGACCCGAACCCGCCGCCCTTCGAGAAGACGAGACCGGACTCGGCGGCGGTCCGGCCGCGGCGTGGGTACCAGGTGCGGGCCCGCCGGTACCGGCGCGGCGGCTCGTTGTTCGCGGCGCTCGTCCAGCCCAGCTCCACCCCGAAGTCGAACCCGTCGTCCGCCGAGGCGAGGTCGGTGATCGCCTTGTAGATCTCGGGCCGCTCGTAGCCGAAGAACGTGGTGGTGCGGCTGATGCCGTGCGCGGCCCCGGCGAGCGGGTTCAGGTCCAGGCCGATGTTCCCGCCGGGCTGGTCCCGCGCGTACCGCATCAGGCTCCACACGACGTGCATCTGATCCGAGTACAGGCGCTGCCCGCCGACGTCCACGTACGACGGGTCGATCAGCAGCGACGTGTCCGTGGACAGCGTCTTCTTCACGTACCGGCGCTGGAAGTACGACAGGAACTCGGCGGCCTGTATGGCCTTGCCGCCCTTGGCGCGGTCCCGTGTCCAGATGATGCCGCCCCACACCAGCACCCCGTCCCGGTCCACGTACACCGCAGTGCGGCCGGGCTGGGATGCGGTCTCCGGGTCGAGCGGCAGCGTCTCATCGTTGTACGGGATGGTGCCGGTGAGCTTGCCGATCCCGTTCAGCTCGAACGAGTACTTCACCCCAGACAGTGGCAGCTCGGCGAGGAGCGTGTCCGTACGCAGGTCGCAGAACAGGTACGTGTACGTGTGCTCCGGCTGGTCGGAGGTGGCGGCGAACAGCTGCGCCGACAGCATCGTCAGGTCGGCCGTCATCACGCCACCCGCTCCACCGTCAGCCATGAGTCACGGACCATGGTGACGACGCCGGCGGTACCGGTGCGGCCGATCTGCGGGCCGTAGGTGCCCGCCGTCGACCCGGTCCGCAGGAGGGCCCGCACCAGCATGCCGGACGGATTGTCGACGTCCGTGCGGGCGCCGAAGCTGCGGGCGGAGGTGAGCGCGGTGGACAGGGTCCGCACCGGGCCCTCACCGCTGCTGGCACTGATCGGCTGAGCGAACCCCAGCCACGTCCCCGTCGCGCCCGTGGGCCCGACCCAGTCCAAGTTGAGGTCGCCCTGAGACTCGTCGCTGGTGTACCAGTGCAGCATGCCCTCCACCGTGTAGACCGCGTTCGCGGCGACCGGGATCATCAGGCCGGTCACGTCCACGGGGGTACTGAACGAGCTGGTGAAGTTGGAGTCCAGCCGGACGAAAGTCTTCTTCCCGATCGCGGAGGCGCCCGCAGACTGGAGCACGTTGGCGGTGCTGCCGTCGGGCTTGCCGTACACGAACGTGTCGGTGTCCGTCAGGTACAGCACCTGCCCCGGGTGCATCCGGTTCGGGGCCACGCTCGACGCCACCGGCACAATCCCGCCCGCGGCCACGGTGTAGTTCCGGACATCGGCGATGTTGCCCGCGGCCACTGCCGTCTGGCTCGGGCCGATCGACAGGTCCGCGAGGATCTGCGCGTTGTTCGGCAGGCTGCCCCGCTGCGTGGTGCCCGCCGAGCTGGCGTACGGGCCCTGGATGACCTCCAGCCGCCACTCGTTCGCCGACCCGGCGTACTCGCCGTCGTACACCGAGGCGACCACGGTGTCCTTCCGGTACTGGCCGGCCCCACCCGCGGGCTGCACCGTCAGGGCCACGTCCCCGTCGTTGGCGCAGATGTACGTGCCCTGCCCGCCGGCGTCGTGCTGGTCGACGAACGCGAACCCGGCGCTGACGATGACGCTCATGTTCGGGGTCGGGGCGGCGCGGACCTTCAGCTGCTGTTGCTGGTAGCTGGGCTTGACGCCCTGCCGGATCCGCATCGGCGTCGCCTCGTCCGCAGCGAACCCGGGGTAGGACAGGAGCGCGGTCAGGGCCAGCCGGTCGTTACGGGCCGGGTAGCTTCCGGCCTGCATCCACATGGGCGGGTTGATCAGGGCCACCTCGGGCCCTCCTTTCTACAGGCTGGTGTCTCGCCAGGTGACGGTGAGAAGGGACGGCTGGCCGGCGTCACCCGGCAGGGCGGACCCCCGGAACGCGAGTTCGTTGGGGCCCGGCTCGAGGAGTGGCCACGTCGACCCGGCGCGGACCCAGGCGCGGCGAGGGCTGGACCCCATCAGCAGGACGGCCCGAGTGCGGGTGTCGATGATCAGGTATTCGCCGGCCTGGAGGGAGGCGTCGAGGACGAGGATGCCGCCGGTCGTCACCTGCTCGATCGCGGGGTTGGCCACGGGCCCGTCGAGGCGCAGCACCGGGTACGCCGGTGAAGCGCCGTCGTTGACGGCAGTCAGCCGGCCGGACGTGCCCGCACTGCCGTAGGAGCGGACCCCCGTGGCAGCGCCCAGGCGCCGGGACGGGGAGTCGTGCGGCGTGCCCTCCCACGTGCAGCCGGGCAGCGAGCCGTCCACGTAGTCCGACGGGCTGGAGACTCCGGTCTCGGCCATCATCGCGTCCGCCTGCCACACCACCCCAGGGGCCGAGTTGTAGGCGACCGCGACCTGTGTGCAGGTCTGCCCGGCCGGGACGGTGTACTGGACGCTGACCCGCGTCCACTGTCCGGCCGCCGGTGTGCCGGCGCTGGCGGTGCCGAGTGTCGAGGATGCCGAGCGGAACGCGAAGAACACGGTGGTGCCGGTGCCGGGCACCTTCACCCACGCGGACGCCGTGATCGTGGTCCCGGCCGGCTGAGGAGTGATCGCGTACTGCGCGCCGCCGAACGTGGTCCCCGACCCGTTGGTGATCTGAACGGATGCCGTGCCGGACTGGCCGTCCGAGGTGACGCGGGCCAGCGCGGACGAGTTGTAGGCGGAGATGTCCGTCAAGCCGAGTTCGGCGGACGGGTTGAAGGCGTAGTTCCGGGCGAGGATCGGGGCTGCCCCGTACGCCAGCGGGTACGTGCGTCCCGCCGACGGGGAGTACGTCGACGTGAACGCCGTCTTCTCCTCGAGCCCGTACAGGTACGGGTCCGCGCAGTACACCTCGAGGGCCGCGTCACCGAGCCGCCACAGCTGCTCAGCGTCGTACGGCAGCGACCGCTTCCGCACCTTGCCCCACACCATGACGTCCTGGTCCAGGAACTGGAGCGGGGCAGGCTGGCGCTGCGGCTGGGTGGCGTTGCGCAGGGCCAGCGTCAGCTTCCGCAGGTCGTCCGGCGACTCGCCGCGGATGCCGAGCTTGAGCTGCACTACCCGCGCCCCGGTCCAGTCGGGGCCGGTGTAGTCGCCGTGCTGGCCCGGCCGTTCGACGTCCTCGCCGCGGATGTCCGGCAGATCGTCCAGCCCTTCCACGGCGGCCACGGTGTACGGGGTGCCGGGCCCGAACTCCAGCCCGCCCCACCGCACGCGGCCGAGTGCCTGCTGTGCCACGCTCACCGCCTCCCCACGAGGCCACGCCACGACAGGGCCCGCAGGACCCCGTCCGGGCTGGCCTCGGTCTCGTACAGGTGGAAGGTGTTGTACTGGTCGCCGCCCCCGACGGTGCCCGCGGTGACGGCCGCGAGCTGCCCGGCCGTCGGGGTGACCGCGAGCGCCGCACCGGCCCCCGACGCGACGTCGAGCGCGGCACCCGCCACCGTCCGCGCCGCCGCCCGGACCCGGCCCACCGTGGCGAGGAGACCAGCCTCCAGGCCCCGCCCGTCCATCTCACCGATCCACGCAAACTCCCGGGACGGGGAACGTGTCTTGTGGGCCTTCTTCGTGGTGGTGATCATGCCCTTCGCAATCTTCACCATCTGCTTCTCGATGGTCTTCTCCTGCGACTTCAGCCCCTCCACCAGACCCTGAGCCGCGCGGATCCCCGCCGAGTACAGGGCGTCGCCGACCGTGTCCCCGGTGCTCTTCGCGCTCTTCGCGAGCTGCGCCTGAAGGCCGTTGATCTTCTTCAGCTCAGCCGGCGTCGCCCGGGCCAGCGCGGCAGCGGTCGCCCCGCCGGCGTCCACCCCCGCGTCCGCGATCTGCTGCAAAAGGTCCGAGCGGAGGCCCGCCTTGCGCAGGGCGACGATGTTCTTCTGGAACTCCTGCGTGCGCTTGAGAGCCTGCTGCAACTCGACCGTGATGGCGCCGACGGAGTTGACGTCGGCGTGCCCGGAGGTGATGTCGGCCTCGCCGAGGATCCCCTTGGTGATGTCCCCGGCCGCCTTGGACCGCGCCTTCAGCAGGTCGTCCAACTTCTTCTGACCGGCCGCCAGTTTCTTGATGACCGCGTCACGCCGGGTGGTCAGCTTCTCCAGCTCGGTGATGGCCTTCTTCAGCGTCTTGCCATAGCCGGAGCGGACATTCGA